CGTCACTTTCTTCATAAAATTTATGTATTTTTAAATACAACTGTCCTTGCGGAAATAAATCCATTACTTGTTTCCAAGTCTGTGGTTTCATTTTATTATATTGATGAGGAGCAATATGTAGTGTAGCAGGTTTTCCGTAATGCTGTCCGTAGTTGTACGTTAATAAACAACTATGTACAATATCGCCAAAGCCCGGGCATCCGTAGGGTAGGTTTTTAATACGGGTGCTCATGTATCTCATTACTACATGTTTCATTAATTTACTCTAATTTCAAATTGAGTCATTCCGTGTCTATGGAAGTTACTTCGTAAATTATTTTCATCTACGAATTGATTAACTGCTTGTGTTACACCTGGCTTACTCCAAGTTGAATCTGGCCATTTAAAGTCGTCACCTAAAATTAAACCTCCAGGCTTAACTTTGTTATGTGCTTGTACTAAATCAGCATAGCAACCTTCGTATGAATGGTCACCGTCAATATAAATCCAATCAAGATAGTTGTCAGCACACGAAGCAAACCATTCGCTTGATGTTTGACGCAGTACTTGTACTTCTGGATTATTAACAAATTTTGTTTTTACTTTTTCGTATACATTATCGTAATAGCGATCAAATTCTTTTTCCATGTCAGCATTAGAAAGTCCTTTTGGAGCAATATTAAGTAATTTTCTATATTTCTTTAACCATTTATCATATGGCATTTCGCTGTTGTCTTTAAATGGTTCAACTGAATACGGATCTACTAGATACAATTCTTTTAATTTTTTCTTCTGAAATTCAGCTGATGTGTTTGCCATCCATACACCTATTTCAGCACCAATTGTACCTTGTTTAATTAGGTGTAAAATATTTGGCGCATCGCTATTTCTTTCCTTACCCATCATTGTATTGTTCTCCTATTGCTGTCATTAACGCTGGCACATTTTCGCCGTGTGCTGGTAATTTATCTTTTAAGAAAAAGTGTACAAAGTATGCTTCGGGTAATTTACTATCTTCGATGCCTTTATACAATCCGTTCCATTTCCAATTCATATTAAGTGTGGGGATCTTTTCTTTCTTTACCCACCAGTTAAGTAGCATTTGGTCAGTTGACCATTTACGGTAACCAACTCCGTCTACAAAGTCTTTAAACTCTGGCCTGCTTAGAAATTCTTTTGGTGATTGCCCTTTTAAGTATGGAGCAAATTGTTTACAGTTTATAACCATCATTCCCATGTTGTAAAATTCAGCGCCAAGATCATTCCATTTCCAATCTACATCTTTACATGGTTCAAATGCGGCTTTTGAATATTTTCTAATTTTGCTTTTGTATTTTTTAGCACAAGGTAGTTCACGTTCTGCTACAGCGCCAAAAGCACATTCTTCAGGGAAGTCTTTAAAAATATTTGGAGCAGTAGGTCTAATATAAATGTCACTATCAATAATTGCTATTTGATCGTATTTGTTAATATGTAAGAACGCAGTTTCTTTTTCAAATATAGGTAAGTATCCTAATCTTTCAACTGCTTCTTTACTACGACCTGTGCGTTCTAAATCGGGTCTAATTTTTAGTACAGGTTCCGTTTGTACAATATGTTCAATACCATATTTTTTACAGTATTCGGCTGTGCTTTTAATACAATGTTTATATAAGTTACTTTGCGCACCAACAGCGACTTGGTATATCATACGCTTCATGATAAATCCTTTGTAAAACTAACTTCTGTTTTATATGTTACTTTATTGTACTTATCAAATTTCATATCCACAATTCCATCACACAGCATCCAGTCTGCTGGCATTGCTCCGTTAGCATGTACCCAGTCTAATATTTTTTTAGCGCCTGTAGGTGTAATACGATAAGCCCTAGCACCTTCAAACCAGTTGCCAGGTGGTATAGGTTTTGCTTTGTTAAAACCTTCAAACTTGTACACATCACAATCTACATATTCGCCTATAGGTTTTTTAAAAACAACATCATGTTCAAATATACATATAGGTTCATTTGTGGTGTGGCATTTTTGCCACAGTAAGTATTGGCTTAAGAAACAACCTTGTGTACCAGGACGGGCAAGTAATCGTTGTGCTTTTTTATGTGGATATACTTTTAAGTTATAATCAATAAGACCTTGTTTCATCCCATTGATGCCTTCAAATAGTTCTAGGTTCCAGCCTTGTTTAGTTCCTGTTTCTAACGCACGACTAGCCATACTAACACTATCAGGATAAGTTGGTAGATAGATTATGTATCCATTCACGTATCTGTATTCCTTATTTCTACTACAACTTTATCGTACCAATGTTGTGGTAGCCATCTTAATTGTGCTTGTTTAAACTTTAGTCCGTCTTTTTTATTACCCTTGCCAGTACTAAAAATATTATGTTTTTTAATACCCCAAGAATTCCATTCATACGGTATCTCTCCGTATGTGTTGCCTAAGTTTTTCCAATCTTTCATTACTTGCCTAAGTACATGTTGATCAATAAACCAATAACAGCCTTTTTCAAACCCTTTATGTAACTGTCTAGCAAATAGTTTACGCCATTCTAATCCTTTATGTCCTAATCCTGGACTTAATGCACTAGCAATAAAAATTTCAGGTTCTTTTGGCTTAGGCATAATGCTAACCTCAGAAGTAATTTCAGCAAAATCTTTTAAATGAAATCCTGTACGTAGTATACTATCACAATCAATTTGTAATATTCGTTGTTGTGGATTTGTAAAAATTTCTGCCATACGTATAAACCTTACACTGGCCAAATATGTGCGTCTAGCAATGTAATCTAAATCGCCTGTTTTAAAAATGTTTATACCTTCGTCCATCATATGTTTATTTTTTGGCAAATCTACGTAGAACTGTTTGTCTACATCTTCGTAGGTATATGTAAACTTGAATTGTTCATTCAACCTTTTTAAAATAGTATGATCAATATTACCTTCGTTAATAATATGACAGTGTACATGTATCCATCCTACTGTCCTATTAATACTTTGCTGTAAGGCATATCCGTGTCTATCAAAATAATCGTAATCACAACTAAAGTAAATTACATTCTCTGCTTCTCGCGGACACATAAGTCCTTTTAATTCTGGAAGTTTACGCATCTGGTGCCATACCAGGTCGATATGCTAGTACAGCATTTTTTTCGCCACGTCCTATTTTACGTACCATCCTATATCCATAAGGCATTAATACATCTCTAATGCTATCTCTATTATATCCGTATCTTGCTGGATGTTCTTTGCGTTCATAAAGTATTGTTGGTTGACATCTTTTAATAGTTTCAATTGCTCCTAATGCTACTAGAGGTTCGTATCCTTCAGCATCAATTTTAATAAAATCAACATCTTGTAAATTATAAAAATCTAAAGGCATAACAGGAAGTTTACCTTTATTTTGATTTTGTGTTCCGGGCTTAATGTGTGTACTAAAACTTTTATTAGTGGTAACCAGATCAACATTCTCTTCTATTTCGCCTATACCTACAGGATATGTTGTTACATTATTACATCTATCTTTTAGGTTATGTACCATACACTCGTAAATAGGAGGATTAATTTCAAAAGCATGTACATGATCAAAAGACTTAGCCATTTGAAATGCTGTAAGTCCTACGTGTGCTCCAATGTCAACTGCTACTCTTATTCTACTACAATGACTCATAGCAACCATAAGTTCTGAATGTTGGTAATCTTCAATATTACCGTTACCTTGTTTCTTGGCACTTTTTAAACACATATCCATTTGTGTTGTACGCCATCCGTCTATTTCTTTATACATTGTCTACCTGATATTCAAACGTACAGTGCCAAGCAGTACCGTCACTAAATTCGTCTCTATCAAACTGACTCCAAGCAATATGTTCTAACATAGGAGTTCTATCAAAGTTTTCTTGATCTTGCCAATGTTGAACAGCACTTTGTCCAAGTACTTTAATAGGTTTGCCTAAACACAATGCTTCTACAACAGCCATACTATGGTATGTTATAACTTTCTTTGCGTTAGTCATTAGTGGTAATACTTCTTGGAAACGCTGTCTACGTTTCCCTTCTTTTTCTCTTATAATTAACCGTTCTGGAAGACTGTCATAATGTCTTATAGTATCGGTGCGCCATGTGTTATAATCTTGTCCTAAGTATTTAAAGATGTTACTGTTGTTAGGCATTACTAACAGGTTATAATCACCTTTGGTATTCCAGTCTTTATTCCAAACATTATCATCAAGTTTTAGCATATTGATTCTACTACTCGATACATCTTTTACTTTAGTATTTTGTAATGAATTATAACTTATTCTATAATAGAAAGGCGTCTTATGACGCATGTTACCTAAATATCCATTATCAATATGAAAAAAATTAATATTAGGATTTTTAATAGCATCAAATACCCAATTATCAAAAGGATGACTAAATGCTAAGAATCGATCAGGCTCAATTTCATCTTGCGATTCAATAGTAATAGTATCGCAATTTTCATATAGATATGAAAAAACTTGACCTCGTAATTCTTTTGATCTTTTTGGGATTTGAAACTTATACTGATGCATCTTCCATACCTGCGACTCTTAACTTGACAACATTAGTTATCTGCCATTGTTTTTGATCAAGTCCTTTCAAGAGACCTAACCATTTGTTACGCAGGAGGGCAAATTCGTTAATAATTTTTTCGTAGTCTACTACGTCAGCTTCACCGTCGACATATTTCTCAACATCACGACTAGATAAAGCTCGTTGATAAGTTTCTAAATATTTTTTGAAAAATGAGCTACGCAACCTACGTAGCTCAATATTCAAGTAATTAAGTATAGCTTCAATTTCTTGTAGCTGATTAAAACGCTGTTCAACGATACCGGGCATCTCTGCCGCGGCACGTTCAACATTGCCTTTTAATTTTACTTCATTTCGAGCATCAATTAACTCTGATTCAAAGTATGCAATTGCGTCTGGGATCTTGTTTATATTTCTCGATACTTCTGAGTAATATCCCATTTATTCGTCCCATTCGTCTTGTTCGTCTGCATGAACATCTTCTTCGTCTAAATCAAGATAATATGTAATTGCGGCATCTAAAATATCACAAGTTCCCATAGCATCTCTAAAATGAGTATCGTCAGCACCATAATCAGCACATGTATCAACAAATCTCTCTGCTGTAGCTTCTATAGTTTTCTTATCAATACTGTCTTTAAACGTATTCCACATATCAGCAATTAATCCTGCTTCCATATTTTTCTACTCCTGTTCGGTAAGTTCTTTTTCAGCAACAATCGGCTCTTCAATTGCTACATCATCCTCGGTATTTACCTCCGGAGTAGTTTGAGCTTCATATTCTGACATAATTAAATTCATCTTTTCTGGTGTCATCCATGCTTTACGATAGTCAAGATGTTCTTCACCATTAAGATCAACATATTTAAGTCTATTGCCTTGTTTAACAAGTAAGTCTTTCTTTTCAAACAATTCAATAAGTCCGCTATAAGGATTCATGCCTGTTTCATATGGAATCTTAACTTGTACGCCTTCAAACGGTTTTGCGTAACGAGTTTTCATTACTTTACAACCTGCTCTAATACCACGTACTTCGCTAATCTTATTACCTGCTTCATCTTCTTTAAGTTTCATCTTTTTCATTGCTACCACAATTGAAGATGCGTAGATAAAGCCTTGGCCACCACTGATCTTGTCATCTGGGTCAAACATATCTTGTGATGCGTATGTATGGTTAGTACATACTAGTCCTACGTTGTAACTACCAATCATGTTAACAGTATTTCTAACAAGTGATGTTAGTGCTTTAGGCTTACGACCCATATCACCCTTCATATCACCCTTGTTAAACTGATCAACATCAGTTGGCGTTAATAGCATACCTAATGAGTCAACTACAAACAATACTTTAGGACGATCTTCTTCGTTCATTGCTTTATAGTCTGCCATAAATGTACTAATAGTTTTTGCTACATCATCAATCATTGACATGTTTAATTTAAGAAGTTTATCTTCTCCAGTGTCAACGTCTAGTGCTTGTAGCCATGATTCATCAAGTGCGTTCTCTGAGTCAATTAATACTACAAAGATACCTTGATCTTGTGCGTGTTTTACAATGTTACCGGCACAAAAGTAACTTTTACCTGCGCCCGATTCACCTGCGAACACTGTTACCTTACCTAATGGAACACCTCTGTGAAAGTCTCCACTAATAAGATAGTTAAGTGCATATGAGCCTGTTGAGATCCAATCTGTAGGATCGTTAAAGCCGCTACTCATGCCTGAGATACTTTTAGTTAAGTCCTTACGGAACTTACTAACATCAAACGATTTAGCCATAGTTTCTCCTTGTTTAAAGCTAATATAGGGGATATTTCACCCCTACACATTATTTTTATTTTATGATTGACGTGCTCTAATCATTGACAAGATGTCTTCTGCTTTACCATCATTTGCCGGAGCCGCCGCTGGTGTTGCTTCTGCTACTGGAGCAGGTGCCACTGGTGCCGCCTCTGGTGTTGGTGCCGCTTCTGGTGCGCTCTGACTAGTAGCAGTCGCTTGTGGACTTGCCGCCTTTGTCGGATCACCTGTTCTTGCCGCCATACCTGATGGTCTAAAGTAATTGCTCCAACGATCTGGATCATATGCTTCACCATCTACTGATGCTTCAAACATTTCTTGCATTACTTTTACTTCAACATCACCTGGCTTCTTAGGTAAGAAGTCTGATAAGTTAAACAAACCATTAGTTTCAATAGCTTTCATTTCAACGTCAGTTAATGGACGCTCTCTACGTGCCCAATTACTTGTGCTATAGTCTGCGTATCCACCTTTTGAAGTTTTATTAAGACGGAAGTCTACACCAGCAGTATAATCTGTTGGTAATTCTTCCATATCAGGATCCATAAGTGCCTGCTTAATAATTTGAAAGATTTGCGGTCCAATGATAAAACGTCTAATTGGATTTTCTGGAGTGTTATCGTCTGATAGTGGATTATCAGTTACGTAACCTTGGAATACGTATGAACGCTTTTTCCAATACTTACGACCCATGTCTTCAAGACTTGCGTCTTTAAACCATCCACGTACCTCGTTTAGGATATTACAAGTTTCGCCATACATTTCCATACATGGTACTTGTACTTGTACTGGACGTGATCCAGTATCGCCTTTTACTCCGCTAAATGGAAGTTTGATCATCAAACGTTCTTTCCAAAAGAAAGTATTTGATTCATCGCCATCTGGCAAGAATCTTAGAGTCGAGCTCTGTCCTTCTGCCATATTCCAAAATGGGTAAATTGCGTTGTCGCCACCTGATGATCGATTGCCACCGGTGTTTGCTTCTTGTTCTTTAAGTTTAGCTCTAATTTCTGCTAATGATGCCATAGTTATGCCTCCTATATGTTATGCCTATGTGCTGAGTAACAACATTGTTACCCTTTGTGCCTTAATTACGTACAGCACTATATGTATTGTACGCTATTACTTATTAAAAGTCAACCTTTATTTTGCCTTTTTTGGATAAAATGTTTAAACGCCAGCTAATTGCTGAATTCTAGCCATTTCATCGTCTTGCCCTTTAAGTAATTCTACCATTACTTTCTGGGCTTCTTCAACAGCATTATCACCATACTTCTTTTGTACTGATGTTATTACTGCTGTTTCTCCTTTCGGAAAACTATTTTCAACGTAGTCGTACATGCTTTTAACATATTCATCTAGTTCGACATCGTTCTTTTGTTCTATTTCACTATCTGGTGCTGAATCACTATCAGCTAAAATTTTATCTGCTGTAGCTTTATTCATTGTACATTTATGCATTTTACCAGAACCTTCTGGATATTCAAATTCTTTACCACCTTTTGACGCACAGTCAGCCGCCGCCATTTTATAATCTTCAAATGCTTGATCTTCATCAAACCCTAATTCAACGTTAGGTTCTTCTTCGTGCTTCGAATTAGAAATAATACTATCTAAATGTGTTTCAAATGATTCATCAGGATCAAGTCCTTCGTCTGCGTCATGAATACCGTTGCCATTATCGTCAACCCAATGTTCGCCGTTTTCGTCATGTACATCATGTTCGCAGTTTGTAGTAGGATTATGCATTGTATCTCCACAATCTTTACAATGATACTCACTGCCCATAGCTTCAGTTTTTTCTTTGCCTTTCATGCTCGACTTGTCAAAGCCTGTGTTATCACATTCTTTACATCCTTTGCCTTCACACTCGTCGCATAGATGTTTTCCAGTACCTTCGCCTAGTAAATCATCTGGACCTAGCTCTTGTGTTTTGTTTGCTTCACTTACTAATTTATATACGTAAGGAAATACATCTTTCAATTCTTCGTTGAACTGTTTGATTGTTAATTGTGCTGTCCAGTCTGTAGCAATATCTTCTGGAACATCTTCTAGTACGGAAGAAGTAAAGTTCTCAGTCATCTCTTTATACTTAGACGGCTTTTGGATATTTTCAATAGTCTTTTTAACTGTGTTTAATCTGTCGTTAACAACATCCATATAACCTGATAAACCTTCAGCCATTACACTTGAGCGATTCATGTATGTCTTAAATTTACGTAGTTTGTTTAATTCTTCTGAAAGTCCAGTAACATGTTTACCGAAGTCATCATATGGCTTTCCGCCTTCACTGACATGTTGTGCCATTGCTCTAGCACCGTTAAGGTGTTTGAACGGATATTTAAATCTTTCGCCTTCGTTGCTTTCGATATAAATTCCAGCAATACTAGTATTACGTCCTGTTGCTGATTCTTGGTTAATTGGCGCAGAATGTTTTACTACCATTCTTGCTGATCCAATGTTTTGAAAACTAGTTCTACTAGTTCCATATAGTTTTGACTCGCTCATTTGTTTCTCCGTACTAAGGTATTCATAATCTCTTTTATCTAGGTTAGACTTTGTAATATCTCTTGTATCAAAATTTAACATTCTTTTCTTAGAAAATGCTCTTACTTCTTTTAAAAAATCAAACCATTTGTTTTTTAAAACATCTTCGCCTTCGCTGAATAAGTTTTTGCTATACATAATAGTAAGACTGTCTTTGTCTAAGTTGATACTTACTTTTTTACCTGGTACAAAATCAAATTCAAAGAATCTTGCTTCTTTTACATCATTAGTAATCTCAGCAGATTCGTTACCAACTGTAACACTAGGGAATCTTCCTCTAATTTTGTTGAATAGCTCATTTGATATTGTGTCAAGGTTTATCATAATAATATTTATCCTAATAGCCGCCTGTTACGAAAATCGGCATTGGTGGTTCATAGTCTTCATAATCCGATTCTGTTTGGTTAAATGTGTTATAAATTCGTGGATCCCAATCTTTTAGTACACTCATCATTCTTAAAGCAAGTAAAGTAGCACTTACTAGATCATCTGTACCCCCTGGTTTTGCTTTAAAACTTGTTCCTGTAGCAACAAACGATTTTAGTTCGGTTATCAATACTTTACTGTTTATTTCAAGTTTATTATTCTCAACCATAGTTTTTAAACGACTACATGCTGTAATCTTAGTACCGTGTGTAGTATTAAATCCTTTGCGGAACTTACGTACATGTCCTTTACGCATAGGTTCACTTACAAATAGTCCGGGTATATTTTCTTCTCCAAAATCGTTAATAACAATAAGTGCGGCTTCTCCAATACTATTGTTTTCAACACTCCAGTATATATTGCTACCGCTATTGCCACAAGACTCTTTAAGATGAGTACATATATCTGTTAGTATACGAATCTGTTGTGGGATCGGTGTTTCGTTATGACGCCATTCAGCAACTTGTTTGTAACTAGGAAGTTCAAACACTTGTATTGCGGCATAGTCTCCGCCTGTACCCATACTAGGGTCTAATGCCACAGCATAATTTTCTTCAGGGGATGGTTTTGCGTACCAGCGTGTTTGTCCCATGTTCATTATAGGCTCTGTGCCTTCCATAGATGACAACTTGATACTATTAATAAGTGTTTCATCAAATACTAAGAATTCACAACCGTATTCGCGTCTAAATCTTTCTTCGCCAATTCTACCAACTTCAGTTTCTTTCCATTCTTCGTCTCTATCAGGATGTTCGTCCCAACTACATGTAAATCCATGAAATCCATTTTCACCTAAAACTTGTTCATTACCGTGTGCGTCAAACTTATTTTGAGAGCCTTTCCAGATAGTAGCAAACGTATCTTCGTCTGAATTAGGTGTACTTGTAATAATAGCACGACCACCTGTTGCTAGTGTAGGTGATATTGATGTCCAAAATTCATCGGCAATTCCTGGGTTAACAAACGCAAACTCATCACAGTATAATAATGATATAGACATACCACGTCCTGTATTACCTGTTGTTGTAGCACTAACAATACGTGATCCGTTTTCAAACTCGATACTTCCTTTATTATAACTTGTAACTCCTGCTCTAATATGATCAGGACATGTTTCGTAAACATATCGTATACGTTGCATAATTTCTTGGGCACCACTGTACTTGTGTGCGGCGATTAGAATAGTTTGATCAGGATGAAACATAGCATACCATGTAAGATAAACTGCGGCAGTAGTTGTCTTACCTGTTTGCCTAGGCAACATGTTTATATTAAATCTAAATTGGTGATATGATTCTAGTAATCTTTCTTGGTACTGATAAGGATCGAATAATAATTTACCTTTTACAGGATGTTGTATAAAAGCAAAATGTTTAGCAAAGTGTAGATAGCCTAAATCCTCATCCATACAATTCATCATGTCTTGGATCTGCTGTTCAGAGAACTTTTCTCTAGTATTTGCCTTTTTGGTGAGGACGCCGTCTAAACTCTTCATATTAGTATTTAACCAAAAAAATAGGACCCGAAGGTCCTATTGAATATTATTAATTAGCTTTGATATTTTTTATAATGTGAATTTAATTCTTCTTTAATCTTGTCTTTTAGTGCCATTGGATTATCTCCGCCTGCTACTTTTGGATAAGATTTTTTCGACTTATTAAGATCATTAGTCGGTGGATTTGTCATATCAGTATATGGAGCATATTCTTCACCTGGCTCATTAGCATAATCTTCTGATGCTTCTGTATCAAGGCCTGCTCTTGCTTTTAATGAATTTAAGTCATCATCGCCTAGCTCTGGATTTACTTCAATGTCTTCCATTCCACAGCCGCCTGTTTTAAGATCCATATCACCTGGCTTATCATCTTTACCTGGAATTTCTGGATCATCTACAGGTGTTCCTGTCATTACTTTTGGCATTGATAATTTTGGCATTTCTTTGTCTGCCATTCCTGCGTTACCTAAGCCTGCGTTTTTCATCATATCTAATAAATCAGCTACATGATCTTTACCACTTGCGTTTAATGATATATTCATTGTTACCGGATTGCCTTTGTCCATTTCTGGAGCCATAGGCGCTGGCATTGGAAGTGATCCTTCATCTACTGACTCAGTTAGTTTAGTACCTTTTTCAACAGCATCAAAACCTTCTAAGATATTTTTCATATCGCTAAAGTTAGTATCGCCTTTGAAAGGTTTATTACCTACTGATGCGGCATCCATATTTTGTAAGATTTTTTTCATATCCATTATTTACTCCCTACTGGAGACTTGGTGCCTTCAGTGTCTGTTATGTCTGTTGTATCGCCTGCTTTAACATCGGCAATTGGGCTATACTCGTTGGATTTGCGAGCAACCTCTAATTCTTGTAAAAGATCCATTACTCTATTTGCGCCAACATGGTCTTGTGCTTTTGGATCAGCTTGTTCCATTTCTTCTTTAGTAAGTCTTGCTTCGTATGGAGCATCATCTTTTGGTTCTTGATATGCTTCAATTGGATCATTAACTGATCTAACAACAATGTTAGCTGGTGAACAGTTACAACATTGGGCAATGTACTCACCTAACACTTGTGGAGTAGTAGGATAGTTTAGTGCTACTTCATAATGAGTAACTTCTATGTTTTGTAACTTTGGAAAGTCTAATGGACGTTCTTGTATTGGTGTTTTCTTTCCAGGACTCATTGACGCTACACTATAACGTTGTAAGCACCCTTCTAGACTGTCAGTAAAATCTTCTGACATCTCACCGGCAACGCCGATTTTAAATTCATATACTTTTTTTGCTTCTGCGAGGTATTTTTCAAACATGTTCATTCCCTATTATTAATTATTTATCCATATTCTTAAGTTTTTCTAGCAGACTATTGCGGTCAGTAATGATGGCTCCTTCGCCTTGTACAATGCCACCGTCATCAATACCGCCGTCTTTATCCATTTTCTCTTTTTTAAGTTGTAGGTCAATCATTTTTAATTTCTTGTCCATTTTAGCAACTTTAGCATCTAGTGATGTTTTTAACATACCACCTGCTACTTCAAAAACTCTACTAGCGTAACGTGATTCGACATTCATGCCTAAGTCCATTAGATCATCATAAGCTGTTAATGCTCGTTGTGCTATATCATTAAGTTCTTCATCTGCTTTTTCGCCAAGACCTTTTACTGCTGGTAATGCTCCAGCAATCTTATCAAATTCAGCAATATCTCGCAACGTATCATTTTGTTGCTGTATTACATCCTTTTTTTCTTTTTTCTGTTCTTTTTTGATTATATCCTTGCTATCAGGTAAATCAAGTAAGTCTTCTAATTTCTTGGTCATTGGTCTCTCATTATATGCTACTATTATATTTAGCTAAACTATTTAGGTACGTGATCCTTGATGGAACATATCCTTTTCGGTAATAACTCTAAAATTAATGCCTTTAGACTTAGCATATGCTCTTGCGGCTTCCCACTTTGCCATATTTAGTGCTACGTGTGCTTGATTATGTTTTGAGTTTCCGGCGTTTTCCATTGTAACTTGTTTGTCTGGTTTTACTTCAATAAGTTCAACCATATTTTTACCTTTTTTAGTTTTATACTGTATAAAGAAGTCCGGAACGTATACTGTATGTCTACCGGTAAATGGATTTCTATAAGGAATTTTTACTGCTTCACTAGCCCAAGCCTGAATTGCCGGATTTTCATCGCAAAATTTCATAAACGCAAACTCCCAACTACTTCTGTATGATGGTGTTTTACGTCCTACATATTTGTCAGGATTTTTAATATTATATTTGCCTTGAGCAAACTTGGCCATAGGACTAACCTACTAAGTTTCTTGCTTCTACAGGAGTTGTAGTATTATCAACTCTAAATCCTAAACTACTAATTCGTTGTCTATTAAAGTTAATAACTTGGGCAACTGTAAAACTTAATTGTAGTTTATTAAGGCCACCTAATGTGTCTATTAATTCAAATACTTTTAAACCGTCAATTTTTGCTTGTTGTAAAAGTATTGCTCCCGTAGATTTTGCCGCTTCTTTATCAAACCCTTTGTTTTCTAAAAATCCAATAACAGCATCAACTTCGTTACTTGGATATGCTAATTGTTTAGCGTAAAATGTGTTGAATATCTTTTTAGTTTGGCTTTGACTATCTAAGTTATCTGGTTTACGGGGTAAATTTAATTCAATTGAACTCATTTTATATTACTCCTAAGGCCCTATGTATCCAGGGTCAGTATATCTTGGACCACTAGAAGAACTAGACGAGCTTGATGATGTCTTTGAAGTTTCTCCGCCACCTGGGTTAGCACTATTAATAAGTTTACCTACGCCAACCACGCCAGCGGCAAGCGCGGCTGTTTTAAAGTCACCGCTTCCACCTGTTGGAAATGCTAGTCCTGCTACACCACTTACATCTACTCCAGATGCTTTACCTAGTGCGTTAAGACTCTTGCCAATTAGTTCGCCTTTAATTCCTGACGCATCTAAATTTCCTGCGTTCTTAATAGTATTAGCGGCTCTTAGTACTGTACCAAAATCTGCTTTACCACCGGTAATGTCATCTATAACACCAAAGCCACCTGCTAGTACTCCGCCTACACCTAGTAAGCTAGATGCTCCGCCGCCACCTAATGAATTTGGACTTGGTGTTTTATCGTAATGTTCGTCACCGAATCCTTTAGGACCATTTTTCATTGAACCTCTGCTATAGTGTACTGTTTCATATTCAACAGTCATTGAATTGCTAACAGGGTCACTTGCTGAGTAATCCATAGTATCGTGTTGCCACTGACTAATAATAGGATTAATTAATGTCATTGTAGTATAACGTTTTCTTGACATTTGAGAAATTTGTATACTTGTAAAAAAAGGTTCAGCACTATCATTATCAAAACCGTATCTGTATTGTTTTTCTGAAAATAATGTACCACTAGCGTATTGTTCACTAAAACTTGGTTTATTAGTCGCATACTCCGGTATTGTAGGATCAGGTGCTCCCGCAGGATTTACTTTAGCATAGTTACCATCTCTGTAATAGTATCTGTAGTATGCTTCCCACAATGCTGTAGTAACACCATAGTTGTCATCATGAAAAGTTATACTAACTGGTTGGTAGTCTATACGTTTTTGTACTACTTTTTTTCTGTTGTATTGGTTAATAACATCTGTTTGAATATTAAACGCTGGTAGTTGTGCTGATTTTACAAGCATGCCTATTTCGTTCATATGTTTTTGTGCTAACTGAGGAATAACTGCAGAAGACTTAGGGTTAATATTAAATGTAACGTGATAAAGAAATTTTACCTTAGGGGCTAATCTTTGATTATCATCAACAAACATTCTCGCCGCATGGGCAAAGTCACCTAAATTGCCTTTAGGGCTTAAAGCACCACTTGCTACGTTATCTAAAAATCCGTTTAAAAAGCTCATGCAAATATTTATCCAATTGAATAAAGTGAGTAGATAATTCGGTCATAAAAAAGGGACATAAAAATGCCCCTTAATTTATTAATTTATAATGCTAAATTTTGTTTATGCCGCGCCACCGCCTGTGATAGCAGTGTTAACTGTTCTACCAATAGCTGTGCCAATGCCTGTACCTTGTGGTGATTGGATAGCGTTATCATAACGTATTGTTAAAGTCACTGTTGCTACTTCTGATGTTGCGTAGTTTAGTGAATTATAATTTGCGCTTGATAGATAACAACCATACAATTCAAATGTTTCTAGTACACCTGCTGTGTTTGCTCCGTTACCACCGTCTAAGATTTCAATTCTAGTTACAAACTTATAATCTGCTCCACTTGCAGCACTTGACTGTTCGAAGAAATCAAATTGTTTCTGTAATTGTTCGCCAACTAGTTTTTGTACGTTGTTACTTACATCTTCACGTAAGTTCAATGTAATTGGATCCCATGTATGTTTACCAGCTAAAAAGACTTTGGAGTTGTAAATATCCACTGTCATATCTTCAAATGTTACGTTAGGTCTTGTTACGTCCATTACTTGCTTTGTAAGCTCAGTCGATGGACTCGAAACACCAAAGTTTTCTAATGATACTCTAAAGCGGTATTGTAGCTTAGGCATTAACAAGCCCTGATTAGAAGCACTCGCGTTACTATCTAGTGGTACTGTTAATTTTGAAAGTGTTGAAATTGCCATTATATACTCCTGTTACTTTTATTTATCAACTTATAGTCCTGAAATTTCACCAGTGTTTTTAAGTCTTAACGGAATGTAAATAAACTCAACTGCTTTTACAGGTTCAATAGCAATATCAACATATAGTTCATTTCTATCAATTCTGTTTGGCGTGTTGTTGCTTTCATCACATACAACTAAGAAGTCATATAATGCTCTTTGCGATACTAGCTCTAGCATTAAACTGTCTACTTGTGCTTTCATTTCATCTCTTGTAATTTTATCGTTAGGCTCAAAGATGTAAGGTTTAGCAAGTTTCTTAAGTTGTGATCTTAAGTAAATTACTAGTCTTGCTACATTAATTCTATCTAACGCACTTGCATTTCTTGCTCTAGTCTTCTGACCAAAGTTAACAAGTCCTGCTCCTGTTAAGAATGTAATAGGGTTAATACTATTACTGTAAAGTGTATCACGCTGTCCTTCGTTTAGCGCAATTGACTTAAATTCGCCTTCGTTATCAATAAAGCCTGACGCTGTTGCGTTAGTAATGCCACCACGTCTTGTTCCTGCTGGAGCAAACCATGGAAACGATACTTGATCGCTTAGTGCCAATGTTCTAATAATACCGTGACTTGGTGGAACAACAACGTTGTTACCTGCGTTATCACTTGTAAATAAGCTCGGATAGAACATACCTAAGTATTCGTCTCTACTTGGTGCGCCTTCGTCATTGTCTTCAACTGCTAGTGCTGTGTTTGCGCCCCAGTTATTTAATGATGTAGCATCACTAGTTAATCTAAACGGAGTATCACCAACAACAAATGCTGTTAATCCTCTATCGTAGTTTAGACTTACCATTTCACCAATTAGTTCTGGATACCCTGGAGTTGCCATAACGTTAAACAGTCTTGATTCATCATCTCTAATTTCTTGGTTACTGTTAACCATTGCTTGTAGAGCTTGAATAATAACTTTACGTTGTGCTTTACGTCCAAAGCTACCTGCGCCGTTTGATTGATTAGCACTTTCAGTAGTCCATCTGTGTGGATAATATAATGCCTGACTTACGTCACCTTGACGAACGTTTTTAGCTGTTGTGTCAACAAAGTTACGTTGGAACTTCTTAACATTAAAGCCTGAACGTCTTAGGTTCCATAGCAACATACCTTTTGGATATAGTGCTGGATCAGGAGCGTCTGTGTCTAAGAAATCACTAACTAGTAATTCCTTAATTGTTCCTGCTGGAGCAACTGTTGCTGTTCCGCCAGTTGTACCATAACGTGCGTCAGCAAATAAAATACCATCTTCTGAAGATTGATCACCTTCATCTAATGCTAACCATTTTGCTAAGTCTGCGTTATATTTGTGTACTTGTGGATAGTTTTCTAAGTCTGCTGTTGATACCCAAATATCACCTGTTACTAGTGGTGTAGTATCTGACTGTTGTGTAGGCTCAGTAGCACTTACAATTGGTCCTTCTGGATCAGCCGCTGGATATACGTTTGCGTAACCTTTCCATGTAGTGCCATCATGTATCATCATGTCTACTTCGTCAACAATTGAACTATACCATAGTCTACCGTCTGTAGTTAATGCTGTTGGAGCATCTGCGCTTGCTGTTTGAGTTAAGATTTTCCAATTTGAAGCGTGGAAGTCATAAGTAGCATCACCTGCTGGAGCCGCATATAAGTTTGCTGTTCCTGCTTTTGTTGTGTAGTTATAAGCCGCAAAACCAATACCAGCAAATAAGCTGTTTGTATCTTTAATGCGGATTTCACCACCTGCTGAGTGTGTAATTACAACTCTGTTACTTGCGTCTACGCTTGCTACAATATTTTCAAATCCTGCCGCGTTAATTGCGTCAGCAATTAAGTCTGCGTCACTTGCCGCACCTGTTGCTGTTACACTTAATGCTTTACCTGTTTGAATTGCAGCTTTTGTTGGATCACTTTCTGCCATTTGGAAACCATATGACTGAGCAGTTAATGAACTTGATGTAATTGCTGAAGAAGTAATAGTAGTTGCGCCTGAAGCGTTTCTAGCCATGATAGTAAAATCAAATTCTTCATTTTCATTTTCGCTTACGTGTGCTTGTACATATAACTGTGCTAATGCTAAGTTAGATCCGCCACCTGTTTTGTCTAAGTTATAAATTGCTTCTTGATGCGTTTTATAAACTGGTGCTGATTTCTCTTCCCATAACTGTGTTGTACCGTTGAAAATTTTAACTTTCATTTGTACACCTAAGTTAGCGTCTGTAGTTTTGAACCAAATACTTCCTGTAGGTCTTGTTTTTGTATCTGCTGTTTTAAACTCAGGTACTTGTGTATGTGGTTTAATTTCTAATGCTGGAGCATAACTAACACCTGCTGTTAGACCTAAGTCTGCTAGTAGTGTTCCTGATGCGCCTGCTGATAATACAATAGCACCATCGTCATCTGTTGATCCATCAGTTGTTGATGATCCATCACTATAAATGTATAGTTTGCCATCTACTGCCGCCGCCGATACACCTGTAATGCCTGCGCCTGTAATATCTAACGCCATTTGTGTTGCTGTTGTACCTGTTGCCGCAACTGTTGTTCCATTAATACCAATAGTTTGTGCTATTGTTAATGTTGGATTTGAAACTGTTGCTTGTACAGTTGGCCAACTCTTGACCCAGTCTGCTGATCCTACTTTAACCCATGCTCCTGAGCTATTTTTGTAGTACACTTTATTAACAGTTGTTGTTGCTACAATAGCGTAGTTTCCTACAGCACCTACTGACCCTTTTGGAGCACCTGTGTTTTGTTCTCCAACTAGGTTAACTTTATTTGTAATAACAAGTGGTACTTTATTTGTAAATGACTGGCCACCAGTTACAGTCACAGCATTGCCGTTCCACTCAAATATTCCGTATTTTGTTAAGGCAGTGTCAAACCACCATGTTCCGTTAGCTGGAGTTGCCGCAGGAGCACTTGAACTAGGTTCAATCTCTGATAAATTAATATCTGCTCTTACTACGAATGCTCTGTTACTAACACCTAAATATGAATATGCAGCCTGTAAGCCGTATTCATTTAACTCTCCGCCGTTTACCGGATTGTTACTTGCGTCTGTTTGGAAAATTGGATCTCCAAACGTATCAGCTAAATCTCTTTGTGATGTAATTAAGAAAGGAACGCCTGCGTTCGCTTTCGTTGTTCCTCTTGCTGTACCTGTTCCTGCCGCGTTTTGTTTATCCTGCTTGGAAGCAACAAAAAGCATTGGAGTGGTACCTGGTTCTGCTGGTGTGTAGAAACTTTCGTCAATTACACTAACCTGTACTCCTGGTGATACTAAAGCCATTTTATTTTTCTCCTGTGGTGTTCATAATAACAACTGTTAAAAGTATTTATGCCTTTATTAAAAAAGAGTACAACAAATACCCATCGAAAAGGTGGTGAAAAGGTGAGGTAAATACAATATGAGACCTTTATGCGATTGCGGCATACGTCCTGCCGCTATAAACTATAAAAAGAATAACAAAACTTACTATCGACGGGTATGTGAGAAATGTTTACACAATGGCGGTCGAAACATCGGTGTACCTAAATGGTATCAAGCTGGATATCGACAAAAAGAGGTTTGCGAGAAGTGTAATTATAAGAGTAAGCATAAAGAACAGTTTAACGTATATCACATAGACGGTGATTTAAATAACTGTCGTCCTAATAACTTAAAAACTATATGTGCTAATTGTCAGAGGATTCAGCAAAAGCAAGGCGTTCAGTGGAAGCAAGGCGACCTTTTACCTGACTTTTAAGATCGTCAATAGTACCTTCATTATAGATATTAAAATCAAAATTAGCTTTAGCCCAACGCCATTCACTTGGGTGTACATCAGTTGGTTCAATGCCTAAGTCTTGGTATTGTCTAAACCATAAAGGATCCGGACCACGTTTTACACACCATACTTTGCCACCCATACTTTTAATAACTTCTACTTCATTCTCAAAGCGTACATCAGGAATAACAAAATTTTTATCAGGATTATCAATAATAGTCTTTTTAACAAAACTTACCCAAATGCCATCATAGAATCCGTTACGCATACAGTCGGTACCAAACTCTTGTAATACTAGTCTCGGAGTTACACTACGTCCTGTTTCTTTTGTCCAAAATGAATCTTCTTGCTCACGCCAGTAACGACTGTCTGGAGTTTCGCCTTCAAGCATATCACGTGGCCAATCAAACATTAAAGATACAGCATCTTTAAGTTTGTCCGCAAAACTAATCTTTTCAAAGTTGTGATCGTCGACTAATATATCTGCTACTGTACCTTTACCGCAACTAATAAGTCCACATATTCCAATAATCATACTGATTCCTTAATTTATAATGTTATTATACATTATAATTTATCGGAAGTCAAGTGTTATTTTAGCCGATTGTGAAGCCGTAGCCTGTACCGCCTGGTACAGCCATTTGAATGTCCATTTCAAGTTTTTCTAGTTCGGATTGTGCTTCTGCTTTTAGGGCATCACCGTTCATAGAAGTTCCACCTTGTGGTCCAGCAATAGTAGAAAACTTACTACGTGCTTCGCCTAGCATATATTTACTTTTTGCCAAAGCATAATCTTTGATCCATTGTATAGCCATGTAGTCTTCTAATAATTCAAAGTCGGGTCTATAATTGTAAACATAAAGTAGTAATTCTTCTTCTGCTCTTGGACGTTGTAATACTGTAAGTTTTTTATTTGATCTATTCCATTTAAATTCAATAAAAGAACCAAACATACGTCCTACTAGTTCTTGGAAGCCAGCAAACGCATTATAAGTTGCTAGGCCACCCATGTTACTACTTGCTAACAAGTAAGTATTTGTGTATGCTAGATTGAATGGTTCAAACAACGTGCCGCCATCGCCGCCACCTGTGCGTGACCCAATTGATCTACGAAATATTTGACGTACTTCCATTATTTCATTTGGAAGAATGTAATCGTTTTGATCAATCACTGTAGGAAGAAATATATATGATTCTTCTACAGCATTATCACTACGCTGTCTAAATTTTGTTAATGCTGTATCAAGTGCGCTTTCATAGTGTTCTGGGTCTAGTTCGACATCAATCATGCCTCCGCCTAGATTTAACTCTATATATTTGTACACTTCTTGTCTTTTTGTCTGAATATTACTGGCCATGTTTGTTCTTCTCCGCTATAGTATTTATCATCACATAAATACTATTACTATGCCGAGATTGAGTTTATACAAACCCGAAAAGGGAAAAGATTATTCCTTCCTTGATAAGACTATAACAGAAATGTTTACAGTTGGAGGAACGGATGTCTTCGTTCACAAGTATTTAGGACCTAAAAATCCTGATGATGCTACTGCTACGGCTGATCAGCCACAGTACGATGCTGTAAAAGAAACAAACATACAAGATATGCTGTTTATGGAAAACAGAGATCGTAAATACGATCCAGACATTTATACAATGCGTGGCATTTATAATGTTTCAGATGTAGACTTTGATATGAGTCAATTTGGACTGTTTTTACAAAATGATATTATCTTTATGACAATTCCTATTAATTATAGTGTTAGAACATTAGGACGTAAAATTATGTCCGGAGATGTAATTGAACTTCCGCATTTAAAAGACGAAAATGCTCTTAATGACTTTAGTGTAGCATTAAAGCGTTATTATGTAGTTGAAGATGTAAACAGAGCAAGTGAAGGATTTTCACCTACTTGGTATCCACATTTGTATCGTGTAAAAATGAAACAAATTGTTGACTCGCAAGAATTTAAAGAAATACTTGATTTACCAGCAGAAGAAGGTAGTACACAAACATTACGCGATGTGCTTAGTACATACGAAACAGAAATGCAAGTTAATAATGCTATTATTCAACAAGCAGAAGCAGACGCACCTAAATCAGGTTATGATACTAGTAGTTTCTACACACTACAAACTGATGACAATGGAAAAGCAGAACTTGTAAGAACTGATCAAACTGACATTGATGCTAGTATTGAAAGTGGTCAATTAGATGCTAGTAGAGTTAATCAAACACCAGACCGTAATGGCTATGACGGATATTTATTAGGAGACGGATTAGCACCAAACGGAGAAACATTTGGTAGCGGTATTTCTTTTCCTACAGATAGTGTAAAAGGTGACTATTTTTTACGTGTTGACATGATGCCTAATAGATTATTTAGATATGATAGCCAAAGGTGGGTCAAAATGGAAACAGTTGAACGTCAAGACCTTTCAAATACAACTACAAAACAAACACAAAAAGGTACATTTGTTAATAATACTAACACTAGTACAATTAGTGGCGAGGTTGTTCCAGAACGTCAAGGTATTTCACAAGCACTTAAACCAAAGGCAGATAATTAATGCAACATTTTTATGATGGACAAATTAGACGTTATGTTACACAGTTAGTAAGACTGTTTAGCAACTTCTCATATAAAGACGGTGACGGTAAAATAACACAAGTACCTGTTATGTATGGAGACATTACTCGTCAAGTTGGACACATCCTTAGAGATAATTCAGAGAATAAAATACCTAGTGCGCCTCGCATGGCAGTTTATATTACCGGATTAGAACAAGATAGAACACGTACATCAGACAGTTCATTTACTAGTAAAGTTCATATTAGAGAACGAGCATACGACGAAGACAACAACGAATACTTAAATACGCAAGGTAAGAACTATACAGTAGAACGTATTATGCCTAGTCCTTATACATTAAGTGTTAATGTAGATATTTGGTCAACTAATACAGATCAAAAGTTACAAATTATGGAGCAACTATTAATGTTGTTTAATCCTAGTTTAGAAATACAAACTACAGATAACTATATTGATTGGAGTAGTTTAACTAGTGTAGAACTAACAGGAACAAGTTTTAGTAGTAGAAGTATTCCTATTGGTACAGAATCAGAAATTGATATCGCACAACTTAGTTTTACAACACCTATATACATTAACATGCCTGCTAAAGTTAAAAAACTTGGTATTATTACAAATGTTGTAATGAGTATTTTTGACGAATCAAAAGGTACAATTAACCTTGGAGAGTCTACACCAGAGCTAACAGCATACAGTGGCACTGTACTTCCTACTACTGATTTAGAAAAAGGCGGACTTGATCTTAATATGGTAGTACGTGGTTACGAAAACTATGATCTTAATGTTCTTAACAATGTAGCACAATTAATGAACAAAGGTTCAATTGGTACAGCATTATGGACTGATTACTTTGAAGATCGTCCACAAGATTATGTTGCTGGATTAAGTCAATTACAATTAAAGCGTACTGTACTTCCGGGTGAAGCATCAACAGCAGGAAGTGTTAACGGAACTATTACAATTAATCCTCTAGACGAAACACAACTTGTTATTACTTGGGACGAAGATACAATTCCTACAAATACTAATTTAAATTCTCCAGCAGGAAGAGGTAATGAAGGTAGTGTAGATTTTATCATCGATCCTAAAAAATATAATCCAACAGGTGCTAAAACAGCAGGATTGAGATTACTACTATTAGATTCAATCGGTGACACTGGTAATGAAGACGGTCCAGACGCATGGAAAGGGTCAAGTAATATTGATTTCCATGCTAGTGAAAACGATATTATTGAATGGGACGGTAATGATTGGAATATAGTATTTGATGCTAGTACTTACACAAAT